ACGGTTACATTTGTTAGGTTTTTAAGCATTAATTTTAATTGAATTCGGCATCCGTTTAGAAAGGGGGTACACCCAACCTCTCGGAGGGCACTTTCCACGGCTCTAATTGTCACGATCAAAGACTCATAATAATTACCCTGCTCATAACAGGGATTTCTTCATAATAAGTTAATATTTAGTGTTTGTCAAGTAGTCCAGTTTCTTAAGTGTCTCCGAGGTATTCCAGTGAAAAAACATCGTGTTCTGGGATATCAGGATTCATCCATTCTCTAAACTCTGCCTGAATTGCATAAGCATCATCAATATTCTTTTCACTCAAATAATGAATACGATCAATTGCCCAATCATGTGATGTTCTCAGAGTCTGTTCCAAAAGAGTCATATTAGGAGTGCTGTTGTTCACCATCCTATCATCTCCAAGGAGTTTCTGCAACACTCTAAATATTTTATATAAAATCTTAATCATGACTTGGAAGTATAATAGTGTGGACTTTACGGATGTACCAAAAGGAATGGAAGGATTTGTTTATCTCATTACAAATTTAACCAATCATAAAAAATACATTGGTAAAAAACATTTCTGGACTCGTCAAAAAGATCGTAAGACCGGCCGTAGAAAAACCAAAGAAAGTGACTGGATTGATTATTGGGGTTCGTGTGATGAACTTAAAGAGGATGTAAAAGAACTAGGTAAAGATAAGTTCTCTAGAGAAATCTTATACCTATGTCCTCATAAGAAATCTATGAGTTTTTATGAAACAATGGAACAGTTCAAGCGTGATGTAATCTTAAGAGAAGACTATTACAACACAAATGTAGAAGGTAAATTCTTTTCTAGTGAAGTGGATAGGATTTATGAACTGGTACTTAAGAGTTCTCAGGTGTCTTAAAGCTTAGATAAAACTTATCCTTCAACGGGGACAAACCTAGTCTAGCAATAAAAAAGCACCTTGTCAAGAGGTGCTTTGAGTTATGTTATAATACTTAAACTTTATGGTCTCCGCTTATTCAGTCTTTCTTGTTGTGCTTTTTTTGAATTATCTATTGGACTAATAGCAGATTTGATTGGTTTAGCAACTACATCCAGACCTTTGGTAAGGTTACGGACTGCTTTTCTTCCTTCCTCTGGAGTTTGATTAACAGGTTTCATAACAGCATTGATAAGTCCAGCGGCACCAGTTACTGCACCTTCTACAATATCACCAATCATTTCAGCATCCATTACCATCATCACATAATGTGCCTCTTCTACGGTGTCTACATGCCCCTCAGAGAGGAGATACTCCAGTACAAGGTCATAGGCATCATATTCGTAGGAAGAGTTTACTGCCTGTTCTTGTGCCCTCTTCTTATCTCTTTCTTGTTGTGCCTTTAGAGCAGCATCCACTGCCTTGGTGTCAATCTTAGCATCTGGAGAACCTTGTGTTGGAGTTTGATCCTGTTTCTCATTAGGACCTGGTTTAGTTCTAGTTGCAGAAATTTCATCATAACCAGACTGACCCGGTTTAACTTTAGCAGCAAGTTTTGGATGTAACCTTGCCCACTTTTGCATATCAGTTTCACCGGTTGGTGCCTTTGATTTTGATGGACTAGGTTTTGGAGATCCTGAAGAAGGTGTAGAAGGTCTACCACCGCCACCACCTGAAGGAGTAGATCCTCCACCACCTGAAGGGGATGAAGATTTGGGTCCTACGATCTTTGGACCTACAATCTTAGGGCCTACAATCTTGGGACCTACTTTGCCATCTCCACCTGCACCCCCAAGTTTTGCTCCCGCGTATCCAGTCAAAACGCCAGTTCCTGCTAATAGAGCACCTTTTGCAATTCCTGGAAGTGCTGCTTTTGCTCCTTTAGCGATATCTTTTACTTTTGTAACTGCTTTAGTAACTGCTTTTCTTCCCCCAGGACCAATTGCTCTTTTAGTGGCAGTCTTAATTAATCGTGCTGCTGGCTTAGCAGTAGCCATGACACCTCTACCAAGAAGTTTTAAAGCACTGCCAATTGCTTCATTTAAAATATCAATTTGCTCTACAATATAATCTTCAGAAACCGTACTTTCTGTAAGAATATTTTCATCAAAACTCAGGTACTTCTCAATGATAGATTCTTCGGAAGAATCTGCAAGAAATCCAATAATACCTTCTGCACTATAACCCTCATAAACCATTGAAGTTGAAATAGTAGCAACAATATCTTCTACTAGTTCCGATGCTTCCTCATCATAGTACTCAGATTCTTCATTTAAAAAATCGTTCTGTTGGATATTGATTTCTTCATACAAATATCCAACGCTATTGATGAAATCTTGCGAAATTCTAGACATGGTTATAACTTAAATACCTGACATACAGATATTTATAAAAATCAACCTGCTGGTTTTGCTTTTACTCCAAGTGCTTTATTACGAGCAGCATCTGATTGTCTTGCGGTAGCAAGTTTCTTGGCGGCATTGGCGGCATCTGATTTCTTATATGCACCTGCAAACATAGTTCTTCCAATTCTTTCTAATGGATTAGAAGAAGTTTTAGCAAGTGATTGAGCACTTGGGCCTGCCTTATAAACTGCTTTACCACCTTTAAATGCAAGATTACCCGCAACAGATTGCCCACCTCTTTGAACTACACCAGTCTTGGCAAGTTGAACTGTTTTTCTTTGCGATCCAGAACCTGTTGACATAAATGCAGGACCACCTGGTTTGGTTTGACTGAATGTAGTTTTACCCCCAATACCTTTAACTGCAGTTCCTGCTTGTCTCTGGCGATTTGCTTGTGCCATTGCGGCCTTTTCCTTTTTGGTGGCACCAGCAACAGTTTCAAATCCCTTTTTTCCCAATTCAGATCCGGCAACATATCCACCAATACCGCCAATTACTGCACCAGCGGCAGCACCCTTTGGACCTAAAACAGAACCTAATTTAGCACCAGTCAATGCGCCTGCTTTTGCTCCAGTCAATCCACCACCAACCGCAGAAGATGCTCCACCTAAAGCACCCGCTCTAGTTCTACCTCTATCTCTCTGCGATTTATACTCAATTCCACCTTCAAGACCAGCCCCGGCAACACCCAATGCTTTACCACCAACACCCCGCAAACCTTTTACGCCTGAGGGTTTCACACCTGCTGGTGGTTTTCCTACTGATGATTTAGCAGCAGGAAGTGCCTTTGGTTTTTTAGTAATATCTTTTACATTTACTGCTTGAATTGGTGGATTTGTTGCGGGTTTGGTGGAAGATGTTGTTGCTAATTTACCTGCTTTAGTTGCAGGAGTGCTTGAAGATGTTTTTACAAGTGCTCCACCTTTATTTGGTTTAGCATTAAAATCAATATCCATTTGACCAGAAGATGCTTTTGGTGCTTCTGGAGCACCCGCAGAAAGACGCTTTGTTGCTTTTACTGGTTCGGATGATGTAAATGGAACTCTCCCTTTACCTGCTTTTGTAAAATCTTGTGCTCCACCTGATTTTGTAAGTAAAGATGGTTGACGAACTTCTCCTGCGCTTCTAACACTGGTTCCAGAAACTTTAGTTGTTTTTGGTTCAGGAATTTCTAATTGTCCAGAGGGTGTTTTTGGTGCATCTGGAGCAGCAGCAGGAAGTCTTCTAGACGCTGGAGTAGGGGTAGGGTCAGTTGCAGTAAAAGGAACTTTTTTTGGATTTCTAAAATCTTGGGGTTTTCCACTACGAGTCATCAAAGAACCTTGTCTCGCTTCTTCTTCACTCAAATATGACTCTTGCAAAAACTGACTAAAGGACTTCATGTTTCTTTCTTACTTTTTAGTTATTTATAAAAAAAAGAGGGTCAATGAAGACCCTCTTGTGTGCCAGTTTTGGAAGTGGACTTATCCAACAATACTCTGCTTCCACTCTTCACTCATATTTGCCATAATTACAAGTGCTGCCTCATTTGTATCGGCATAACCTTCGGCAACTAGATATTCCAGAACAGTATCAAAAGTATCATACTCCATTTCCATATTCAATCTTGCCTGTCTTGGAGTTGGTTTTGCGGCAGCAGTTGATGGTGCTGGTTTTGGTGTTGGTGTTGCACCTACACTTGATCTAGCAGCCATAGCGCGAGCATCTGATGTTGAACTTCCAGTATTAATAGGAGCACCTTGTCTTACTTGCGATCTACCAATCATATCGGTAATACTAGTATCTTTTGCTCTAGGAGCAGAAGGTGCTGGTGTCGGTGTGGTAGTTGCGGTTGGTGTAGGTCTTGTTGTTCCTCCTGCGGGGGCAGTAGCAGGTCTTCTTGAAAGAGTAGTAGATCTAGGAGCGGGAGCAACAGGTCTAGAGGCTGGAGCTGCAGGTCTTGAAGGTGAAGGTCCAATAGGAGTATTTCCACCAGTTGTGGGACCACCAGCAGTTCCTTGGCGCGATGTACCTACTTGTGATGCTCTTGCTGCCGCCGTTTGCTGCAATTCTGCCCCCCTATAATTCGTTGGAAGACTACCAATTGGAGGTCTGGATACTGCAGTTCCTCTACCAGTTTGTCTAGGAGTTCCAGCATTCATTGGACGGGCAAATCTGGATTGATATGGGGCATTGGAAATTGGAGCAGTCATTTGTCCGGTAGTTCTTGCTTGACCCATTTCACTCAAATAAGACTCATACATCTCTTCCCAGGTATAATCACTCAGGTCATAACCCTCTTCTACAAGTGAATTGACCCAGTTCTCAACTTCTTCCCAAACCTGCTCTTCGGTGAGTTCTTGAGGGGCATATACATTATTATATGCCTCCATCAAACTATATGCATCAGCACCTGTAAGTCTTGACATCTTTTCTTATAAGTTCTTTATAGTTTTATTTATAAAAAAAGAGAGCCTCAAGGACCCTCATTAGTTTTATTATTCAACCAAATATAAGAATAGTCGTGGTCTCCGAAAAGGAAATCATCATATTCGGCAGCATCTTTATAACATTTTATAAGTTCTTCTTCACACCACTCATCGTAATTTCCATCACTATTGAGTATTTTTGGCGTCACAACTTGAAACCTGAGAAAGTATTAGCACCAACATCCTGTTTAATACCACCAATCACATACGACTCTTTCTCCGTTTCCATCGGTGCCTCCTGAAGTTCTCTTGAATTCAACCAGTGTGAGGTCCAAGGAAGGGGATTATTCTTGGCAGGAATATCATAAAGTGGGCGAAGACCAATTGCCTTCATTCTGCGGTTAGCAACCCATTCAACATACTGACAAAGAAGTTTATCATTTAGTCCAATCATAGAACCATCCTTGAACAGATACTCTGCCCAGAGTTTTTCTTGATTGACCGCATTCTCAAAGGTCTTATAAACCCAGGGTTCTTCTTCCTGTGAGATTTTCTTCATATCGGGGTCATCACCTTCTTTCCACTTATTCAGAATGTTCTGGGTGATAACTAGGTGCTGACTCTCATCGCGGGCAATCAGACCGATGATTTTTGCACTTCCTTCCATAAGTTTGAGTTCGCCAAATGCAAAACTGCAAGCAAAACTGACATAAAAGCGAATACCTTCAAGAATATTAACATTTGCAACTGCTCTGAACAGTTTTCTTTTGAGTTCATATCTTTCTGCCTGTGCGTAAGGAACTGATTCTTGGGCGTGTTTCCAAAGTTCAGAAGTTCCATAATGTTGAGCACTATTGATAAAATCATTATATGCTTCTGTAACGCTCACGGCGCGTTCTAGGATTCTTTCATCACGAAGAATTGTATCAAAAACATCCGAAGGGTCTGAATAAACATTCTTGATAATATAGGTATATGAGCGACTATGAATCATCTCCATAAACTCCCAGACCTTCATACACGCTTCCAGTTCGGGAAGAGAACAGTATGGAGCAAATGCCATACCAGGACCTCTTCCCTGAACAGAATCAAGCATAATCTGATATTTCAGATTGCTGGTAAAAATATGCTTTTGTTCTGGGCGCAATGTTTGATAATCACCACGGTCTTTTTGTAATGAGATTTCTTCGGGTCTCCAGAAGTATCCAAGTTGCTGTTGAGTTAATTTGTCGAAAATTGGATACTTGTAAGAATCATAACGCTGAATACCCAGAGGAGCACCAAAAAACATTGGTTGTTTTTTGGTATCAACTTCCTGAGAGTTGAAAACCGTCATTGATTCGGACACATTTTTCTCCTCTAGTTTTGTCTTAAAGTTAAAATCCATAATTTTTTTTCTTCTCTAAATTAACTCACACTTTTATATTTAATCAGGTCAGATTTTGCAACTTTCACAATCATCTTCATCAGAACTCATAATGTCATCAAGAAGTGATTGAAGGTCTTCTTTTGGTTCTTCAACTACCTCATCGGTCTTAATATCATAAGTATTCTGGTAATACGCTGTCTTATGCCCCATCTTAAAACAAGTAAGCATATCTTGCGCCATCACCGACACAGGAACTTCATTATTGGCATAATTCTCTGGATTATATGACCAGTTTCCAGAAATCGCCTGATCGAAGAACTTTTGCATAACAGCAACAATATTGATATAACCAGCATTGCTAGGCATATCCCAAAGAAGCGTATAATTGTTCTTAAGAGTTTGATACTGGGGGACAATCTGCTTAAGAGGTCCTTTCTTCGATTTCTTAACGGACAAGTATCCTCTAGGTGGTTCGATTCCGTTCGTTGCATTTGACACAACGGAAC